TCAGTTACAGTCGCGGGTACAAAGCTAGAAATGGCCTGTGGCTGTGGAATACCATTTACATATAGCTGAACAGTAACTTCCGTTGCTGCATCCGGAGTTGCAAAGCCATCCATTTCTACTAAATATACACCCTGTTTATTTAATTGAATGGTCGCGGGCGCGCTAAGCGCTTCAGCGCAACCTTTATCTAAAACTACATTATTAAATGGAAATACTGTATTCGCGCCTACTGTTAGGTCGCTAGAATAAACCTGTAACATATATTATTCCTCCTTATAAAAAAAAGAGGACGTACTAAGTACGTCCTTTATGTCTGGTGTACTTAATACACTCTTATTACATATTACAGCCTCCACAGAAAGGAGCGCTACCTGCATTATAAGTCCAACCGTTTGGATACTTTACAACGCCAGCAAGCTGATTCTGGAGTTCTAGTTGGTTAATACGATTCTGCATTGCTTCAATCTTATTGCCCATAATAGCATCTAAGATTTTCTGATTCTGCGCTACAATATTTGCATTAGTAGCAGCATCACGCATAGCGGCATCATAATTAATCTGCGCGATTGCCTGCTTTTGCTCGCAGCAGCACTCATTTAAACGAGCAAGCTGATTTGCTTGGCCTACCGCTAAACCGGCTACATCGCGCTGTAGTTCATTGTACTTATCAGATAAACCATTCATTAAGTCATGATAAACCTGATTAGTAGTAGCTACAGACTGTGCAGTTCCTGCGGTTACAGCCGCAAGAATATCACGGGTCTGCGCCTGTAGATTCTAATTGTCGAATCCACGATTTACATCTGCTTGAATAGCATTTCCATTACCATTATTGTTCCATCCGAATCCACCGCCCATCATAGCGAGAATAGCGAATAGCCAAATCATTCCGCCCCAGCCATTGCCGAAGCCGTCTCCGTCACGACTCATTAAAGCCACGTCAGAGGCACTTAGTCCGTTTTCACCCATTTGGATCACCTCAAATAATAATATTATTAAGAAGAAATAATAACTTATTATTTCTACTACACTAAATATTATTTCACCGTGCTGGATTCCTTACACGCTCTGCCTTGGGGAGTAGAACGTAATAAGTTTTTAAATCCTCTCAACATAGAATATGTAGGAAGTATCGCGTAAAATCATGTATTTTTTTTTAATTAGATAAAAAAAATAGGCACGATTGCTCGTGCCTATTCCCACAGGGAGTTCCGTTTTCACCCGTAATATATATTAGCCGTTTTCACCCACCACTTGGGGTAGTGGTAAAACTGGGGCAAACAAATTATTTAAGGAAATATTTTTTTCTTTTCTTTCCTTTTTACAATATTATTATACATGAAATTTCGAAAAAAGTCAAGTGTTAAGTTATTAAAGTTAAATAATAAATTTAATGAATTTTTATTAAATTGATTATTTGACTTTGATTTAAATTTTACCATCTACTTTTATTGAAGCGTGATTAACATCTTATCTATTAGCGAACATAAATCCAAATACGACCATTAACTTGAATATCAGAAGGACACTCTTTATCTCCGCCGTGCCATATTTCATAATCTGGTATTTCACTAACAGTTCCGACAATTCGTTCTGGATAAGTCATAATTTCTTCACGCGTCATAATATCTACTGTACCGTTCGGAGCAGAGCATACAGCGGTGCCTAAAGGATAATCATTACGATTACGATAAGGATAAGCAAGTACGCGGCCGGATACTGCAATAGGAGTTTTTGCTTCTTTAGTTTCGCCCATTAGAGCGCCATATGTGTCAGAAACAAATTTACATCCGGGCATTAATCGTTGAGTTGTGCGTATCATTCCTGATGCAGAAGCAGTCTCTCTTACGCAACGACCAGGTTCAAGTTCTATGCTACGACGACATTCAGCATAGTCATTCCATACTGCATTTTTAACTTTTGTACAAGTTAATGTTCCTGTACTAGCAGTAATATAACAGTTAGCTACGTATTTTGGAATACCATCAGCACTTGATGTACTAGATACCCAAATGTTATGGCCATTAGCATCACTGACTGCGCCAAGATTACCATTAATACGGGTGGCAGAACTTGCATTTCCACTGAAGGTTCCGGTGAATGTGGTGTTATTATTTGTATCTACTGTAATTATGCCTTTAGCCGTGCCTGATCCATGGGCCTATAAATAAAGACCTCTACTACCGGAAGCTGACGCTTGTGAGTACATATAGATGCCACCCGCACCAGAACGAACACCTATATTATTTTCACGGGTGGTATTTCCAGCAACTCCGGCCCAAATACTACCATTGGTCATTGTTATATGAGAAGAAGCATCATAGCTATTTTGATTTGGATAAAATTCAATACTATTATCAGAAGATATGTATGTGGTTTCGGTTCCACCGGCAGTTAAACTTAGACTAGAAATCAAAGTATTTGCAGATTCACCACTGCCTAATATAGCCAATCCACCAGCACCAATACTTACACCGGTACCATATTGGTCTCCACTATCAATAATACGAATAATACGCTGAGTCGCGGCAGTACCAACATGATAGATTCCATCTCCACCAAAATATACATTTCCTTCTATTTCAAACCATGCTTTTGAAGCAGATGCACCACCGACCACTTTCAGTCCAGCTGGAGCACGATATGAATCCAAATCTGTATAAGCTATATGTACAGGTTGCGCTCCATTTTCACTAAAAATAATTCTTGGGTTTTTTGACGAGGCGGTTAAAGTTGCATCTCCAATGGCATGAGAGATATTAATATCTCCAGGAAAAGTAGTATTTCCACTAGCATCTAATAAAGTTAATGTTCGTGTTATTGTTGTATATGCACCAGTATACTATCTTACATAAATCGGTTCATTGCCATCATCAGCAGTTGCAATCTCCATCCATCCCGCATTCGCGGCGGTTGCTCCACCAGCAACACGCCAATAATCATTATCACCAACTATACCACGAATTTGACGAGTCGTGGTTGCGCTATTAGAAAATAATAAATCACCTGTCATAGTATCGCCGCCGATACGTACCCATTTATGTGCACTATCAACAGCATTTGCCATTTCAGCCTTAGAAATTGCACGGACTTCATAACCATTCCAGCAACAAAGCCATGTAATAGCACTAGCAGCTAAACTTGCGGCACCATAATTTAAATATGAAGCAGTAGAATTAGTTCTATCTTTTAAATATGTTGCGCTTGTTGCATTACCTTTAAAGTCTAAACTCTAAATACCATCATGTCTTATACGTAATAACTCTGAAGAGTTATAATATAAAGATAAATATGCATTTGTATTATCATCTCGACTGGTGATTTTCCAGGGTCCACCAGTATGATAATACGGCGTTATAACAATTCTATCTACATTAGTTAATGCTGACGGTGCGGTTGATGTTACACGTGCTCCTACGGTTAATGTATCCGTAAAATAACTAGTACCATTAGTATAAAAATTATATGAAGTATTCTATCCATTAACACCAAATCTTGTTAAGGCATAAGCACCATCACTGTTAACTTCAAAAAACTTGGTTCGTGAAGTTGTATCAGCAGAATAATATAAATAAATAGCTTTAGTTGGCGCGACTGAACCATAACCGATATGTAACTATCCATCAGTTATATAAGACTATGTAGCAGCATCAATATGGCGTGTACCAATTCCACGGAAATACGCATTATCCCACATTGCAGTATCGCTACCTATATTTCTAGTACGATTGCCATCTGGAATTAATGATCCACCAATATCTGCCGTACCATCAAAACTATTACCCCATAGAGAACGAGCGGTAGTTAATTTAGTTGCACTATTAGCACTATCAGCATAACGGGTACGCAAACCATCATATTGAAATTTAGTTAAATCATAGAGATTACATGCACCTAAATACCAAATAACAGGTTCTGCCTCAGTGCCTGCCGTACCATTAATATAAACATGGCCGCCACTAGACATTGTGCCGGTTTTCCCACAAATAACACGACGAGCATACCACTCCCATTTACCGGTGCCTTCAGTCGAAGTTAACCATTCATCTTTATAAGTATCCCCCATATTATTAGAAGCAGTATAAAGAGAACGTCCTATTGGTACCAATGCTCTAAATATCTAAACAAAAATGGCATTAGCTCTAGCTGGTATACTTTGTACGAAACCACCACAGCCAGGTGCAGCTTCTCCTATGGTTTTAATTTGAATTACATAATCTGAACCTGTACCTGGCGCATCAATACCAGCGTCAGTATAAGTTATACGAGTACAAATAACTTTACCATTGCCTTTATTATTATATACACCAACACTATTTGTGCCACTACTAAACACAGGATCTGTATAAACTGGATATCCAGTTTTATAAGCAAAAGCTAAAATAGTATCTCCTTGCATTGGTGCGCTATTATTACGAATAATATTTCTACCAATAGTAGTAGTATCTTGAAATGTTTTTGCTCCAGCAAAAATCTACGCACCAGTGGTCACAATACCACTTGCGCCAACACCAGCACTAGGAATTATTGCGGTTTTATTTGTCCCACCTATAGTTACATCTAATACTGGTCCTGCGGTTGTTCCCGCGGTCCAAGACAGTTTAGTAAATAATGTAGTATAGCCATTACAAGCCACTGTTTTACCATTAGCATCTACATAAATAGGTGTTGTTGAATTACCAGCGGCATCTTTATATACTAATGCATATGCAGTATGAGTAGTAGTTGTATTGCCATTCGCGGGAATACTAATATAAATAGACTTATTACCAGTTGTACCATTATGACCTGCGCTGATATAAGTACTTCCTTTATGATGATAGCCTGTAGAAGAATCCGCACCGATCCAAAGATTAGTAGCATTATCATAAATACCAACATACTGGTTATCAGAACTATCTGTTAAATATAAACCGTGACCCTTTAAGGTAATAGTTATATTATTCTTTATTTCAGCTGAATTACCATAGATATCGTAAAAAGAAGCATCACCTGTATCTAACTAAATCCAAGCGGTCGGATTATCATTTGAATTTTTACCATAGTACTATATTTTATCATGCCCATTCGTACCATCATAAGCATATTTAATACCATATAGTTTACTAGTACGATTATCTCTATGTAAAATCCAAGTGTCTCCTGCTATATCCGTGCCGGTCTATAATAGTGCACTGGCTGCGCTCGCCGCTGCGGTATCGCCAATAATCCTTTTTGCATAGTAGGTAGTTAAATTGAAACCTTCAGCCAACTAACTCACCTCCAATATTATAATCAAAAAAAATAAGGAGCGCGCTTACCGCTACTCCTTACTGTCGTAGCACCAAATCGGCGTTGTGCAGCAACTCAGTACCACATTATTATTATATCATATTATATTATAATTTGTCAAATGTTAAATTTTTTTCCATCCTGCTGGATAGGCTGTTGGTGACCAGATATTACTATTTATAAGGCTCTCATATACTTCGCCTTCAAACATAACTTTGTCACCAATCATATAAGGATTAGTACTATCTGGTTGTTCCCACTCAGGGATAATATCTGGATCAGGAATAAGTACTTTCGCCCATAAACTAGGCGCAGCAGTTGGATACCAATTCGCCTAAGAAGTATGAGATTGAAGGCATCTATATAAGATGCCTTCATATCTTACTCTATTATCTACTTTATATTCTGTCTTTTCAGTCCAATTTGGAAAAAGATTTACTGCTTCAAGAGCATCTTCATCTGTTAAAGATGAAGCCGCCTTTTCAATGTATGGACGAAGTTTTTGTGCTAATTCTAATAGTGTCATCTTCAATCAACTCCTAGTAGAACTTTCGCGGCAGAAAGTTCTTCTTCTAAGGAAGCAACTTTTCCCGCTTGCATCAATAAGTATTCATCTTTAGAATACTCAGTACAATCATATTCATAACCACTTAAAACACGGCCATCGACTTCTTCATTATAAGGAGTGATATTAGATGCTACTAACACAGAATTAGCCATTATTTCTACATCTTTTGGACGTACTGCGCTACGTATTTTCATATCTATCAACCTCCCATATAAGCATTCCATTTAGAAATATTAGCAAGATAAATATTATTTTTTGTAGGAATATACATTAATTTTGCACCATAATTATAACGTGCGCTATTGGATAAATTGCGATCAATTGCATAATAGAAAGGACCGCATTCCTCTTTATATCCCATACTACCACCGGTAGCCACAATCATAGATCCATTTAAATTCGGAACAGTCCACATACTATCACCAACTGGTAATAAGCTGTTTGCATTAGGAGAACATTCTACTGGTAAATAAACCCAATCGTAATTTACATTACCATAACCCATTGCATTTACCCAACCATAAATTTGTGGTACATTAAATCCTATATCTTCATAATTTTGTCCAGCAGTAGTTGGAGTATAATTGAAATCAGTACAAATATAAGGAACACCGCCTTCTTGCGCGCCATTACCAATTACATTAAAGCCGCCAATCATAGACCAGAAATTACCCCAAGGATTTTCCATACCACGATAAGTAATTGCACGTAGTGTATCATCATTCATTGTATAAATTGTTCCGCCTATATCTACCTAAGTAGATGTAGCATGTCCGGTTTCATTACCTAGTGCAGAAGTAGAACCTGTAATAAAATAACAAGTATTATTACCAGCATTATTTGGAGTATATGTAATACCTTGTTCGATCGCTGCCTAACCATTCATAGTACCAAACTCTACCATTTCAAGCATCTGATTAGCAGATTCCGCCGCCATATTCATAATATGCCATCCAGTACCACGAGCAGTAGCATAATTTTCTGCCTATACAATAGTAATGTTATTAATAGGCTTAACACCTGCAATAGAAGTTAATTTATTATCAACTAAACCCCCATCAAAAGCAGGAAGTAATATATATTCTAGATCTTCATTAAATACGGGAGCTAACTTAAATCCATTAATTGCAGTAGGAGAAATAAGTAAAGTTTCATGGCGAACTGCCTTGCCTTTAGCTAAATCATCAGCAGCACGAATAATACGTTTATAATAAAATTTAGGCTGATAGACCATTACTTGTCCATTAGAGCCATCTTCTGCATAATTATTATCTCCATAAAAAGCAGTAATAGTACCATTATCTGCTACATTGCAACGAATACGGCCTCCATACATTTTATAGACATTAAAATCAGAACCCATAGATAATGTAGTTGCATCTTGTACACGAGTAAAAGTGCGATTTGAATAATCAATATCAAGACCAATTGAACCTTTAATAGTATATGCGCCAGCAGTAATTAAAGCATCAATAACTGATGGCTCTGTAATTTCACTTGCGGTTAAATTACCATTTTCATCTACCACTACAAGATGACCATTATCATCAGAATTTACATCAGTATTCGCATTTCCACCGCCACTTCCGCCGCCAGAAGGAATTGCTGCAATAGCATTATCTACATATACAATGGTTGCATAATTGTTTAAAGTAGTAGATTCTACTTTGGTGCCGAGCGCATCTGTGATGGCCTTTTGGGTCATTGTACCATCTTCATTCGCGCCAGTAGCCTTATACATCTTAGTAGCATTTTCTGTATTTAAAGTATTATCAGGATATGTAGTAACTACCTGATAAGTATTCGCGGCTTGCCCTTCTACTAAATTAACAGAGACATCAAGCTTTGCAATTTCTTCATCTACATCTTCTGTATTCAATGTATTGATTTGTGCTTCTTGCGCTGTCGCAAGAGTTTCTTGTGCTTCTGCAAGTAAGGCGTCCGCGGAATCTTTTGTTTCAGCAATATCGCTCGCGGCCGCAGTAACAGTAGCAATAGCTGCTGCTGCATCTTGCTATGCTTTTGCTGCTTGCGCCGCGGCCTGGTTTGCTTTATTTACATATATATCAGTTTGACCTTGCGGAGTCATAGCTCGCGCAAGCATAACATCAATTATATCCATGTGTTAATTACCTCGCTTATGATAGATTTGGAGTAGGAGAATCTGTACTATTATTTACTTGATAAATTGGATAATCATTGGGAGCCGTGGCCAAAAAGGATACTAGTGTGGTATTAATAATAGCTGAAACAATATAATAGTCTACATCTTGACCAATATCAATCACTTTTGCTCGCGTAGGAGATAATTGTTCAAAACCGGTCGCTGGAGGGACAATTATAACACTATTATTAGCATTATATATTTCTTGCCAAGTTTTATCTAAACGTATTTTTCCTGCTTCTTCATCAGCAGTTACATTAATCTCCAAAACCCCATTATCACTAATTCCCTATTCAATTTTATTTAACTTCGCGCTGGTAACAGTATCACCAGCAGACCATTGTGTTGGATTATATGACATAGTTAATCACTCCTTATTTTACTCCGCCAGTCTCCCCGCCAGCATCAGAATTTATTTTTCCAGTACTAGGATAGTCATTCGGTGTTGCAGAAAAGAGCGTTTCTTGCTCTGTTGATCCTGGGAGAAATAATACAATTACATAAGGTGTTAAATCTTTTCCTTCTCTCCCAGGTGATTTTACCCCAACAAAACTAGTTGCGATGGTGCCATCCATTATTTCATTTGCAATACAAAAATCAGCATCATAAATCTCTTGCCATGTCTTATCCAAATGCATAATATGATTTTCAAAATCATCAATAATGAGATTAGCGACAAGCACATTATTTTTTATTCCTTGCTCAATTTTATTCAACTTAGCAGAAGTAACAGTATCTCCTGCTTTCCAATTAGTTGGTTCGTAACTCATATCAATCACTCTCCTAATACCATATTATCTGCGGTGCCTTGATCTGCTATGGGCGCAGTTTCTCCGCCACTCGCACTGCCGCTGCTAGGAGTTAAACTTACCCATGTCTTATTACTTTTTGCTATAAACATCTCAAATGGTTCTATTACAACGGCAACAGATCCTAAATTAATTTCAGACTGCTCAATAGCATTTAAATCTTCTATTGTATCGCAATAAAAAACATTTGTG